GCAGACATTGTTCTGCTGCCACGTTCTAGCAAGGCCACGGTCGTGCCCACTGCTGCTTGCTGATTCCCATCCCCTACTTGCATGTCAGCAATTGAAGCAAAGCGCTGACCTGCTTGAACCACGACCCCCATTAATGCTAATAAAGTTTGCGAAGGTTCCTTGTATGGCAAAGTCATAAATGCATCTCTTAGATTTCCTCCAGGAGCATCTACATCTCTCCATTCACCCGGTTGAATAGATTGAGCATCATCTCTGATTCTAATTCCTCTCATTTTAAATCCTGCAGGTAAATTAGATAAAGTTCCTGCATCAATTAATTGTCTTAAAGCAGATGTTGCTGTTCTTGATAAACCACCAATCATATGGATTAATCCAAAACCATAGAATCCTAAACCTGGTAAAAATTTAAAATGAACGAAATATTGAATTTTATTTTTTTTAGGATCACCTATTTCGTAATTTCTACGAATAGATAAAATTTCACGAGAGCCTTCTTCTATCGTCACAATATAAGGAAGTTTAATTCCAGTCATTTCCCCGTTGGGATCACGATCTTCAAAGCCCTCGAGATCCAAGTTTACATGACACTCAATTAAAGTAAAGATATCTTCATTACCTGATTTAGTGACTCCTTCGATTTCTCTCTCTTTTGATTTTACATCATCTGCTTCAGTGACAGAATCATCACTTGGCAATAAATCTATATCTTTATAAAAACCTGCTACTTGTTGTTTTCTTAATTCATTTGCAGAAATTTTTATTACATGCATAATTGCTTCAGCATCATCTAATGATGTTGCTGCATAAGGAACTACTAAATCTTCTGCTGGTACAAATTTTGAAACTGCTCTTCCAAGTAAATCATCATAATAAACTTTTTTAAATGTAGATCCTGATAGAGGTAAATAAAATAACATTTGATCAAACTCTGGTTCATATTCTTTCATAACATCCATTATTTGATAATTCATAAAATCTTTTACACGAGTTGCTTGATCTTCTTTTTCTCTTGAAGAGTTTCCAATTATTTGTGTTCTAACCGGTCCGTCTGCTGGTAATAATTCTTTGTAAGCTAATGCTTGAAATTGTGTTACTGCTTCTGCAAGAACAGGATGTGTTGCACCTGATGCTCCTTGAAATGGTTCTGTTCTTTGATCATATTTAAATCCAAGTAAATCTAAACCTTGAGTGTAAGTTTGTTCCCAATCTCTTCTTGAATTTTTATAGTCTTCAAAATTTTGATATAGTTCTGAACCTAAAGGTCCTAAAATATTATCGGGTAATAGCTCTGCTAAATTATCAAAATGATTTACACTTTCGCCTTGATTAAAAGCTCCTGGTTCAAAATTAATTTCAACTCCACCATCTGCTGTTGGTGTAATTTCAGTGTTACCTACATCTGGAATAGATTCTTGAAGTTCTACAATTTCTTCAGCAGCAGCTTCTGGACTCTCTATTTCAATTTTATTTATAACTTCGTTTGGTAGTGATTTGTCTATAGTTGCCATTTAATTTCTCCGAACTTACTATCTTAACCTTATTATACGTAACATTCAAGCCCTGCGAGGTAGGACCTGATTTAGGTGGGATAGTTGTTGTTAATTTTTTCATTATACTCCAAAAGAAGAGGATGGAAGATTAGCTTTATATCTTGCAATTAATGAATCTAGTAAGGGATCTCCTGTCGATTGATTATATAGTGGTGCGTATTGTGGTAATGTAGTTATTCCACCATCACCTCCTGATGGACTTTGTGCTGGTCCACTTTGAACAGAAGAAGTTTCTTGAGTATCATCACTTGGTCCTGTTACACCTCTGTTGGCTGCATCTACTGCTGAAGAAATTGCTCTTGCAGCTAAACCTGCAACTGGTCCAAGGGCTATTCCAGTAATTGTTGCAACAGGATTGTTTATTGCATTTTGAATTGCTGCTCTTGCTATATTTCCTATGGTACTTGTAATTCCTGTATTTGCTTCAGCTGCTGCCGCTGTTGCTGCCGCTCCAACTGCACTTCCTGCAACGCCCCCCATACCTGCATTTTCAGAAGTTCCTGCAACATCACCCACACTCATACCACTAGTATCACTAACACCTAATCCACCTACATCACCCATTCCTATTCCACCCATTGATCCTGAATCATCTCCTGCATCTCCGGCATCACCAGCATCACCAGCATCACCAGCATTATTACCATCAGAGTTGTCTCCGCTTTGTGCACCAGATTGACCTGTTCCTGAATCTCCTGCATCACCACTATCTCCTGAATCTCCACCAGAGTCGCCACCACCGTCTCCGCCACCGCCGCCGTCACCTCCGCCACCATCTCCACCGCCGCCACCACCATTAAGTGACATTATTCCTGATGGACCTTTATTAGGTTTACCTTTTAATGAACCATACAAATCTAAATCTACTAAAATTTTTTCTTCGTCTTTTGTAATGTATGCAAGATGTGCAATTGGATGATCTTTAGATGATCTCCATTTAACAGGAACATTTACTGTTTTTTGTTTTCCTAAATAATTTAAAACGCCACCTTGTTTAACAGGTTTTGTCTTACTTGGTTTTTCAATGTTAATATCGTAACTTATTTTTTTCTCAATCATGTTAATAGTAAGTTCTATTTACTCTTGGAACTACTTCATCTTTATAATCTTCTGGATGAGAAATCAACCCACCTTGTCTAAATCTCATTAAAGCTTGAGTCATAGAATCCACTAAATCGTCATTATCTCCATGTGGAAATGCAGCACATTCTTCAATAACTTCTTGTGCAAATTGTTTATTCTTTGGTGCCCATATCTTTCCAGATTCAAATAAAGGAGCTACCGCATTAACTCGTGCATGTTTATCATTTCCTTTTGATGGTGAATAATTAACCACCGGTATTCCCATTTGTCTAAGTTCATACGTTAAAGGTAATCCTGAAGCTTTAGCCTCAACTAAAACTGTTTCAGGTTTCCAATACATATATTGTTCGTGGGCCAGGCGCCTTAGTTCAGGAAACTCTACACGCTTTTTTATAGCATCAAGCAATATTAAATTTGGACCAGAGTCCTGGTCTGGATAGAATACGCCCCAAGTAGTTATCGCTGAATAATCCGCAGTTTCTTTTTTTAAAAATGCAGTATCATAAGATTGAATAACATGTTCAATTGCAGGTACATAATCTTCATCCCAATCACGCCACCATTCACGTTTGATGATAGCTCCTTCTTCTGAGGTTGGATTTTGCATATACTGTGCATTCCATTTAGAAACACCAGCTGATGCTTTAACTGCAAGCAAATCTTCTAACTTCCAATATTGTGGCCAGCAAGGTTTACCACTTGGCATGATAGCTGGAAATTCAACTACTTCCCATTTATCAGCTTTATCTTCTGCTCCTTGAGCCTTGATCAATTGTGCAGTTAAATCTTTTGTACTCCATCTGGTCATAACTAAAACAATACGTCCTCCAGGTTGCAATCGCTGACGTGGTCCTGATGTATACCATTCATAAGCTTTATCAAAAGCTGTTTGTGAATTTGCATCTTGTTCTGAATGTGGATCATCAATGATGAGTAGATCAGCACCCCTACCGGTTACCGCACCTTGGACACCGACAGCAAAGTATTCACCACCTTTATTAGTTTCCCAACGTCCAGCTGCTTTTGAATCTTCTTGTAATCTTGTATTAAATATTTCTCTGTATTCAGCAGAGTCAATTAAGTTTTTTGTTTTACGACCGAATCTTACTGCAAGTTCTGCAGTGTGTGTTGCTTGAATAATTTTTAATTTAGGATCATTACCGATCATCCATGCTGGTAAGAAGTATGATGCAAATTCTGATTTAGTATGCCTTGGTGGCATATTGATAATTAATCTTGTGAGCTCTCCAGATCTCAATCTATTAAATTTATCTGCAATAGTTTTATGGTGAGATCCTTCAATAAAATCTGGCCAAATATATTTTACAAATGTTAAAAAATCAGAACGAATAGTTTTATCCTTATTTTTTTTAAAGGACATCAATAAATCTAATTTAGCTTTTTTTCTAACTTTAGGATCTGTAAGTTTATTTATATTTCTAAATTTTTTTAATTTTTCTATATCAAGCATAATGTTTAATTATGGTACCTAAATTATTTTTAACACCCCCGGGGGTATAAATCCATAGGTAATTTGGAACCCAAAACGAATTTATTAACTATGACTATGTAAATCTTAGACTAAAGGGTATGTCTGGGACCCCTTTAATTGATTTACCCTCTCCCCCCTCCTTAGAATAAAAGTAAATCGTAAACCCATTGGGACCTCTACGATAAGGGTGGGACCCGCCCACATGTATTTAGTACCATGGGTGGGACCCGCCCACAGGTATTTAGTAGTGGTAAAAATATCACAGAATATCCTATTGAATTATAATACAAATATCTTTGAATTGTGGCAAGAATATATCAAATAGTTATAGACATAATATCCTACAAAATAGTAATATATAATCACTAACAACGAAAGTAATAATATGAAAATAAAGTTAGATGACAAAGTAAAAATAAGAACTTGGGATAGTGGAATAGTAATGGGAACTATTGAGGCTATTAATATCTCATTAGATTACTATGACAAAAAAGCTGAAATGGATTCAGCTATCCAAGTAAAAGAATATGATACTGAACTAGATTACATTGGAACAATATCATATGAAAATGAATACAAAGAGCCTCGTTGGGCATACTTTAATCAAATAGAGGCTGTTGTTTAAATGGAATATAATACCGAAATAAATATAACTGATAATCTTGCTCAACGATTTGTTGAGCAAGGTTTCCCAACAAAAGAGAGTGAAATACTTTCCATTATAATAACAAAAGGCGATGATACCATTATGGATATTGTCGAAACATTAGAGGAAAGGGAAACAACAAAGGTAATTTATGCTTGAAACAATAAAAGATTTATATGATTACTTTATAACTTTTGTTTCGTTGTCCTTGTTGATTGCTGTTTTATTCTATTGGATAGTTTTATTAATAGATAAAAAACAACAAAAGGACTTTGATACAAAATATAGAGAAAGTAGAAACAACAACGAAAGGAAATAATATGGAGTGGATATTAATAGGTATCGCTTACTGTGTAGTATTAACAGGATACTTTATAATTAAAATGATGAATAATTAATATTGAAACTTGGAACAGGGAACAGGGCAATAGCCCTGTTCCCTTTTTTATTTATGCGTTAATTTGTGGTGCTTTATTATTCCAGCCGATACCAATACTAGCTTGTAATACTTTATCTAAATTAGCAATCAATTCAGCAGGTGCTTGAGCTTCCATTATCGTATCAAGTGCCACTCTCTTAACTTGTTTTAGTTCAGAAAGTTTTTTGCCCTCTGGTCTTTTCTCTATTTCTTGTTGAGCAAGTTCACTAGCCCACTCTCTTATTTGTTCCTCACAAAGAGCAACATTTATTCTGTCCTCTTTAATATCATTAGAAGCGAACTTGTAATCAAGTTTTCCTTTTAATGTTTCATTATTAGCTTTTTTCTTAAAAAAGGTTTTAGCTGTTGCTTGTGCTTCCAATAGGTATTGTTCAGCTTCTTTTAGCTTATCAATAATAGCTTGTGCACCTATTTTTTTGGCAAGTTTTTTAGAAGCTGTATCAGTTGCCTGTGATACATATTGACGAACAAGTAATTCTTGCTGTTCAATCATAGGGTCAAGTTCTCTTTTAACCTTATCTCTAAAGTGGTCTAGTTGGTATTTAGTCATCGCTTGTGCCATTGTTTTTCCTTTCGTTGTTATTTGATTTGGAAGTATAACATAATATCCCAGAATAAGTCAATCTAATATTTTCAATTATTTTTTTCTTTTTTTAGGGTGGGTCCCGCCCACAGGTGTTTAGTGTTTTTTTATTCTTGGGTGGGTCCCGCCCACAGGTATTTATTAGCCTGCGACAATATGTCGCATTGACTTATTTAGATTCGTTGATCAAGGACCTGGCAAATCATTAAAATTTAATTCTTGCCTTCT